TAAGGCGGCGTGTTGATAGGTTGAGCCCTTGGTAAGGGCGAAGTACCTAGAGCGTCCACCCCGCGCATGATACGTATTACAAGAACGAGATACGGGCGGCATGCGCATTAGGGCGCTCTGGGGTTCGATTCCCCTTAACAACGGTTGTCAGACCGGTTCGAGACCGGATTGCCGCCCACAAAAGGAGATTAAATGAAGACCGTGACGCTTACCGACGCTGCAGTTTTGAGTCTTGCTCAAAACCCAGCTGCTCGCAGTAGCCTGCCTCTCCTGAACGGCGTATGGAATGCGTTGAACAGGAAAGGAGGATGCGGCAAGTGCGGTAAACGTCGCAAGATAAGCGGCACGGTTCTTTCGGTAAGGACAGCATTTTCTACCAATCCTGTTGCCCTGCGTAAAATCAAGAAGTTACTTGGTGCCGACAGACTCGTCCTATACGTTCGAGGTCCGAAAGGACTAACGCAACGGAAGGAATTTTGACTGTCTAGACAGGATCATTTTTTAGTGAAGTTGGGCGGAGTAATCGGCTCAATATTCGGACTCTGGTTGATATATCAAACAATCTGCATAGCGTTTAATGCAATGGCTCAGGGGTTCTGATTCCTGCTGTCGATACAAATATATAAGCACCCTGCGCGAAATAGAGTTTGTGATCCCATCTATTAAACGCGGGGTGCTTTTTTTAGCTATCAGTTTGCCTTGACAATACTATGCCTGATACTATACTAAATGGAAACCCGAAAGGAGCCTAACATGGCTGACGGAAATATCATGACTCCAAACCCGATGGAAGAGCGTGGACAGCAGGCAGTTGCGAACAACTTGTCAGGTGGCGTAGGTGTACCAACACAGATTCCTGAGCCTGATTCAGGATCCAAACAACCTATTGTAAGGGTTGTGGATAAGTACATGGAAGGCAATAAGGTCATTATCGTGTTGGAGAGTAGTGATACGAATCGTATCATGTCGTCAGAAGCAAAGAATCTCGCGTATGCCCAGCGCTTTGTATATGGTTTGACGACCGCTGGCATCGAGGCTCTGGCTGGTGTTTACATTCCACCAGAGGAATACGAGAACGCAGCGAAAGAAAAGCGTAACGTAGCCTTGTGGCGTAGAGAGTTTAAGCTCACGCCGGGAATCTAATGACTGTAAGTCTCATACCCCAAAAGCTGGTGTTGGACAGTCCGGTAGAGCCCAACCCCGCGCTTCTCCGGACTGTCCTTGCCAGTGTCTTCAATCGAGATATCACAGCTGATACCCTGCTATCCGAAGCTGAAGTCGTAGTTGTATTAGGGACCAAACTTCTTCAAGATCTTGGCTTTGAGATGGATGATATACAAATTATCTTCCGTCGCTATAAAAGCTACATTGAAGAGTGGGGAAAGCAGCTACGTATAGCTATTGCATCTCGTGGTGGTAACAAAGCCATCATCTTAAAACCCAAGCCTATTATGTTAATGATCAGTGATAATAGACGAGCAGCATTGCTTTACGAGAATGAGAAGCGGACAAGTTTCTTTGATTTTAAGAAGTCAGAGGAACTTACAGCACTTGCAGGGGTGGCTCCAATTCTTCAGCTTGCGTTGAATTTGTCACAGCTGTTCGAATCTGCTGTAGATACTCTGAAATCCGAGTGGTATCACCAGACTGCAAAGGAAGCTGTTGAATCTGTGCAGAAAGAAGATCTAGTCGTTGACTAATATAGCTCTCAATATCATCACGCTCCCGCGTTTGCCTATCTTCGTACATATTCAACATGGTCTCGTCTGGACCGATCTCTATACCAGCCTTCTCTTCGGGATCTTCATCATATTCAACAAATGGTGCTAATATACGTGGAGGTGTCGTAACACCTTCAGATGAAAGCGTAAGGCCAACATATCGCTTTATCTCATGGCTGAAGCGTACGGAAACATCTTCGCCTTTATCTGGTGGATCGTTAAGTAAGACCTCAATAATCCCCCATGCTGCTTCTTCACTATCAACAGGATCATATGCACGGAAGTCTGCTTGTGAGTCATTGAGCGCATTGCAGATTGGCATGAAGGTCTCAAGACTAATGTAAAATAAATTGGTCGTTAGTACTGTTACAAGAGACCATATTTTGTCTTTGTTTACCTGTGGTAGCTCAGCACCAAATGCGTATTTGCAATCGAGATCAAACGTTTCAGGTTCCCAATCAAAGAAGGAGAGCCCGAAAGTGTCAACGCATATAAGAAGCAATGATGTGCCCAGCATTGTTTCATCGGTAACAGCATTGAAGAGTCGATCTTTACGAAGGAGTGGCATAATTATCCAAACATAAGTTGGTCAATGAGATTGTCAATTAGATTGCTGTGCGTCCGTAGACGCTCACCAGCATCTGCTGCTGAAACTTGTTGCATTGAATTTGGTGGGACATTTGACGGTTGATTAGAAACTTCAGGATAGACGGCTTGAGTGCCACCTGTTGCTGTCAACTTCTTGAACGTACTAATTGTCTGTTGCCCTTTTGCTTTTGCATTATTAGCCATCTGACGAATTCGAGACTGATCATTACCCGCGATTGGATTGCCACCGAGCTTAAATGGACGCGGGTTCATTAGGTCACTATTGACACCCATAGCTAGCTCACAATGTCAGCGAATGTTGGCTGTTTGATAGATGCCCCTGCTGATTGAATTGCACGTTCTAGGAGAAGGGCATCATCTCGTGGAAGCGTAGGAGCTACACGTGCAAACTTCTCGATATCAATATCTAGATTAGAGTCAGAGATAATTGACTTGAGAAAATCAGCACCAACTGTTGCAGCAATCTTGGCAATTGGTAATACATGAATCATATCAACGGGGAGGAGCGTACCTGTAGTAAGTTGGATATATTCATTCTTCAGTGCACTTGCTCGCTTTTCAGTAAGCTCAAAGAAGATTTCCTCTGGTGTATCAATACCTTCGTTATAGTGCTGATAAAATCCAAACTCTGTATCAACACGATCAACAATCTCAGCAAGCTTCGTCAGTTCAGTCAGAGGTATCTCTTTCATTGCAAGAACTGACTTGGTTAGCTTAGCCATCTTAGTCCGCATATCGCCAGCTTCTTTTGGCATCATAAGAGCACGCATACCAAGCTTCTCAGCAGCTCGCGCTGGTGTGGTCATTCCAAACCCTGCAGCTTTGTATAGATACTCTTCAACCGTATCGTCAAGCTGTGCCTTATGCTCAGTAGCATTGCGCAGGATCTTACGAGCAGCTATCTGACGGAGATCAAATGGATAACGTGCCTGCTTCTCAAAGAGCTTCTGTGCAGCAGCTTTAATGTTTACCTCGTTGTTGATGGGCAGATGGCGTACTGTCTTACCATCCTGCTCAAAAATCATTGCATAGTCTTTATCATCCACGGTTTGTTCAGGCGTGTTATGTTGCTCCCACAGCTCTGCAGCCTCCTTTGTCGTATCTTCGATGGCAAAGTAAGCAGCAGCCTTGTTAATTCGTCCTTGAACTTCTTGTGCACGGAGGGTAGGGTAATTGTGTTGGGCTTCGAGAAAGTACAGTTGTGATAGCCATGTTGCAGCTTTTGTATGACATGGGAACTTTCTGATTGTAGGGTCGGCAAATACCTGTTGTGGTAATGTGGCGACCTCGGCGGGCTCGATAGTTTCAGCTTCTTTGACAAACTCAGGGAAGTCGATCAATCGAGAAAACTTATACAGCATCTTGTTACTCTGGTCGTCTGTTACGTCAGCAACTTTGGTAAGCGCCATGGCTACTCCTCCGGTCGACTTGAATGTACACGTAGGGCACGAATCAATATTACAGTCTTTCGAAGTACCGGTCAAGAAACATCTTCCATCAGCTACAGTATGTCCTCTTTGTCAGCAAGAGTCACTATATATTTATGTTTCTCCAGGTGAAGGTGGTAGGTGGTATTCCTGTCATTTCTGCTCCTTTAAAGGCGACTCGATCGAGTTATATCAAGCTGGACATCAGATAAAGGATATTAGCACTGCTGTGCGCGATCTCCTACATAAGCAGATTATCCCTATGACAAGCAGTGAGCTAACTGCTGAAGTGATAAGGGGATACAACTCGAAGTACGTGCTTAGACGACGACAGCTGTTAGCCTTCTTTGAGAAGGCTCGTGAGCATTTAGTTGATATTGATCATTTTGCTCTACAGCTCCTACAAGATAACTTCCTTTGGAGAGGTTACTCAAATGACCTATATAATCTATTGGGTCAATTTGTAGGTGCATCTACGCCAAAGGAAGCAGCTGCATACGGTGTGAATGTTCCAAAAGGTTTTCATCATTTTCTTGTATTACCATACTATGATGTACCGGGTCGAATATGTTCGTTACTGCTGATAGGAAGTAAGAAGTCGATACGTATACGCGTGAATCTCCGTGATGATGATCGCGAAGATGGTCTTATGATGCTCGGTACTGTGGGGTTATCTGACCCCATTGTATTTGCAGTGAATGACCCCATCTTTGCGCTTCACCTCCAAGCTAAGAACTTCACAACTGGAACAACGCCATTACCGATGGTGGTATATGGCACCACGACTGACAGAGCATGGGCTTCTATTTATGCTAGTAGACTGATATTCTGGGATAAGAAACAGACCTTCTTACAGTTCAGCCAATCGAAAAAGCATGTTCGATCACACATTGCAAGATGTCCCAAACTCAGTAATATCTTTGAGTACTTCAGAGTAATGACATTACCAAAGATTCTCAAAGCACTTACTGAAGGAACATTAACATGGCCTGAAGCAATGAAGCATTACATTCTTAACCACGATGATCGTGGAGAAGTCTGCGATACAGTTAAAGAACTGGAGTTGACGGCATATGAGCTAACCCGTATTTACGATTTATGCTCATTTGGTGAACGCGAACAAGTACAGCATATACTCGGAGAGAAGCCATATGAGCAGCATGTATATGTTCGTAATATGAAGATAATAGAAGCAGATGGTGCCTGGTGGATTGCTCGTGCAGGACATCGAGAGTTGGGATGTAATGCTATCATTCGTATTGATAAAGCAGTACATGCCTCGGATTCTGGGTTAGATACCTATGAAGGCCAAATTGTAGCAAATGGTAAGATGATGCGGTTCAAAGATGATATGGATAATATTGAGACGCTTCCTGCAAAATGGCTAAGTAAACAGATGATGGCTGGCGGTCTAGGTGTACCCATAATTCAGCGCAATTTAAAGACGAGTCTTATTGAGATTGCTAAGCAGCTATATCCAATCATGTACACTAAAGGCTATGGGCGCGTTGGCTGGAACCAAGAGGAACAGGCATTCATATTCCCGAACTTCAGCGTACGTGATGGTAAGATTGACAGCACTGTTTGCGCGCTTGTATCAGCTCATTTGGGTATGCCAGCAACCACCCTAACCATCGAACCTATGAGTAGCGGTGAATGGGACAATGCACTATTAAACGAACCTGAAAATGCTGTATTGTGGGCAAGCCTAGCGTGCTTTATGACTAATCTACTATCTCCTGTACTTGGATCAAATCCAACTCAAATAGGGCTTATAGGGCGTAATGGCTCTATGGCCAGTATAGTGGGAAAGCATCTAACAGCTGAACTTGGATTGATGGTAATTCCGTCAGAAAACAAGTCAGCACCTACTGTATGGAATTTTATTGAAAGAGAATCAAACCGACATGGCTATCCAATTTGGATAGATATTGCATTACACAATTCCAAATTCGTCGTTAGCATGGATGCGGTCAATAAACACAATATGATGACCCGTATACCAGAGGGTCCAGTAGCTGTACTGGCAGTGGGAGATGCATGGACGTTTATTGATGGTACTGCTATATCAGTACAGCGTAAGCCACTTCCAAAGCTAACTGGTATTATGCGGTATTTAGCTTGGCTTCAGTCAGTCAACTTTAAGCTACCACCCGCAACCAGTCTCCAGCAGAGCGTTCTCTTATCTTTAAGAGAATGGGCAGATGAAGAACTTCATGCACTTGATTTAACTGTATTTCAGAAGGCAGCCGATCGCATCAGAACACCTGATATGGCTGGCTTAGATCAACGGCTTCTTTGGATGATCCTATGGATCCAGGAAGATAGAAGACTGGGGATTACGCACGATGCCATCTATGGTGAGTTCCAGAATAGCCGTAGTATCAGTACCAAGGATCTCATTGTTATCGACGATATTGCCCAAAAGGTCTATATCCACGAACCGACACTTACCAAAACGTTCAAATCCCTCCCCACCCCAGACTACGATGGAGCCATGCAGGAGCTTGCCTCCAATCACGCCCAAAACGGGTTCGAGACATGTGAGAGTGGATTCGTCTTGGACCTCAAATACTGGGACAGCATTGTGCGAAAATGGCAACAGGTCAAAATCTAGTATGGCAGCCCCTCATATTAGAAAGAAGGAAAAGAGGCCAACATTCCGTCCTGGGCAGGCTTTCCATAGGGCGATCCTCCATATTACCAATAGTCTCATTGTGGTCCTAACCCCTTGCTGTGATAGACGGATGAGGATCTTCCCTGCTGCCTATCACCACCGTAGAGCTTATGTCATGGAAAGACGGTTTTGCTCCCTATGCCGACGCCTCTGGAAAGTGGAGTTAGTCAGGCATGGCAAAATATGGGATTCTGTGGCAAAAGTATCCATCTAAAGAATAACCCCCTTTTGCGTTAATATAACATGACGTACCCAATAGCCATTGGCAATTCGGGTACAAAGACGTGTTCTGGTTTCGACCAGAACTAATTTATGGCTGGCCCGGTGTGTAGCCAGATCAGCCCAAATTTTCATCATTAGCAGTTATACAGGGGGGTCGAAGGGAGACGATTGCTTGGCCTACCAGTAGCACGCTGTTCCCCGAAAGTCTGTGAGATATGTGGAAGCCCAAGGACAAACGATGACGGTGGTAGTCCTTGTGTCGAGTGCGGATCGAACCCGTTTGAGGAGGGGCGACATCTTCGGATTATCCCCTTTGGCGGAGCGGCTGAAAGTCGAGCGAAAGACAGAGCTAGAGTGCTCTTACTCCTGTGACCGTGGATCTTCCCCGGTCGCCCAACGGCGATCGGGGACTAGCTCGAATTTCTCTTTTCTATCAACTAATCGTCCCAGCGCTTGATTATCGGGTCAGCAAAGTTGGCTTGTTCGGGTGTAAGCTTAAGATGGTTAATACGTGATAAATCTGGATAACAGCGGTGAATATGCCAAATACCAATACAAGCATAATTAAGAGCATGGGCAAAGTCATCTGACATCTTGGGATTACTACTGATTAAATAGATATCTGCGCCTCGTGGAATAGAATGCTTATCTTCCAATAATGCCAAAAGGTCTTCAGTAACGTTTTTAGATGTTTCGTACTCAGGGAGTAGGATGAATAAGGATTTAAGGCATTGAGCCTGTAGAACTAATGATCTTGCTTTATCTAGAGAAAAGTAGGAACGTTGGTTGTGTCCACCAGGTCGTTGCATCTCAACCATTTTCTTAACCGTTGCTCTAACATAAACGAATGGAAAGATCTTGCTGATTGGAAAGCCAGCCTGAATTATTAGAGTCTCTCGGACAGCTCCAGCCCCACCAAAGTCATGACACAAGTAGTGACATTGGAAGGCTTGGAACAACCGCATAATCTCAGATGCCTCTTCCATATGCGATGCTCCAGCATGGAGTCGTTTAGCAAAGATACATTCAAGTTTTCCAGTCTGTGGATTGAGGCCAACAATCGTAGCTACTGTCCATGAGACCTGATCCTCACCACCACCGCCCCAGTCAACGCCCATTGCACGGTATAAGAAGTTATGGACACGCTGTAATGCAATAGGTTCTTCGTTTTTGTACTGGTTACCTTTCATTGAAGCATTCTTAATGTCTGTGAGGGTAACGAGTTTAACACCTACGTCGCAGGCTTCACCGAGAACTTCGTTAAGGAATTTCGATTGTGTGTAGTTGTTTCTACCATCACGTTTACCGAGCAGTTCGAGCCATTTGTCTGTTGGCTCATCTTGTAGTTTGCCGGGTGCATACTCCAGATCTTCATAATGCATAGGCATAATGATCTGAGGGACATGATAACCAGAGTCAGTTGTCATCCTACTTTGTACTGCATGGATCCATCGACCATTTCTAGGCTGTATACGTCGTCCGCATTTTGCACAAATTGGTCCGGCTGGTCCAATCATCTTAAGTAGATGATAGTCCATTGCGGGAATGTTCTCGAAATTACATGCTGTACAGCGTGTAACCCATTCACCTTGAGATGACTCGCGTTCCCATAATAGTTGGAGCGTATTATCGAGAGTCTTGGGGGTGCCAAAGAACATTTCAATACCGAATTTCGATGCTGACATACATTCTCGGATAACGGGGATAAAGGTGTTGTCTATGTCTTGAATCTCGTCGTACTTTACGCAGTCTGCTGAAATTCCTCGAATACGTTCTACATCGAGGAATGCGAACGAGAAGAACATCTTAGACTCGTTCAAGAAAGACTTTTGGAGAACAGAGTTCTCCACATATTTGTTCGTTAGAAGCCCTTCCATAAGGGAGGTCTCGATAAAAGGACGTATATAGTTAGCACTTACGCGACGAATCTGTTCAAAGCGAGGTGCCACAAATAATGTAGCGAAGTGTGACTGCGTTGCTGTTTGCATCACTGATTGCGCTGAGAGGCCAGTTGTCTTACTTACCTGCCGACCCGTCTTCCAATAGGAACGACGAGGAATGCGAAGCTTGAACAATGGTTCAAACGGAGCATGATGGTCCAGCGTGTAAGGCTCTCCTTTCAACGATAGCAGTGGCAAGATGGGAATGAGTGTATCAATTGCCTTTCCCTCATACATCTTGGCAATTTGGTTGATGAGCTTTGACGCATCGTTCTTCAACAGTCACCTCCGCTCTTACAAATCGGAGGTACAATAATGTGGGATGAAATCGCTGATATGATCGATGAACTAGGTAATGTAGTCACGGATATCTTTCGTAGCATACTCTGGTTCCTCGATTAATACAGGGCTGCAGTGATAATTGTATAGAGCATTGGCACCCCCACAAGCTATCATCTGCCCTATATTAAATCAAGCGTCCTTAGCATGTATTGGATGTAGATATGAGTTTGCGACCAAGTGATACTGGTATTTCTCTAATCGCTGGCAGCGCGTTATTTGCTGTGGTGGTTGTTACAATATTAGAAAAATCGCTATTGTTTTTGTTGGGCGGGGCAATCATGGTATTGGTCCTTGTTCGAGCGTTGGTACGGAATTAATTCATGGGCGAACGAAAATCGTTAAATGAACTAGCACAGCAGCTTGCCAATGATGCAGGACAACGGATCATTAAGATCCCTGGAATTCGAGCAGTCTGTGTGACGTTTGTTGGTGACGAAGGGATTCCACTTGGTGCTATTATCTACGATGAAGCATTTCGAGATGCTAGTACAATCCTTGAGTCAATTGAGCGTCTTACGCAACATACAGGTCTTTTAGTGCGCGCATTGGGGAGGTATGAAAGGAATCATAGCGAAGGCTTGGGCGGACAGGCGGAACACACAGTTAAGTCTGACTGCAATGAGTCGACGCATCACGCAACACCTGACGCAGAGGGCATTGAGACCGCCCAAGGCGCGGACGAACTACCTGCCAATACTGATCGGTGAACCCGGAATCGGAAAGTCGAAAACACTATCTTGCATAGCTGAAACGCTAGGCTGGAATTTTGCAAGATGGGATGTTAACGCTCAAGGTTTTGAGGATAATGCGGGGCTACCATACCTCGCAGAAGGAGCCAATGGAGAGAAGATAGCAAAGACAGCACCGTCTGAATATCTTCCTACGTTTGCTTCTGAGCCGACATTGTTAGAGATAGGCGAATTACCTACTGCGCCCCCAAATGTCCAAAATCAAATTCGTGAGATCATTGATGGGTTGTTTATCGGGAAAACAGTTAGTCCATTTTGTTTAATGGTTGCTACTGGTAACCCACCAGAGGCTCGATTTACAACTGGAAATCAGATCGATGAAGCAATCGAAGATAGGCTAGATCCATATATTGTTGTGCCACTCCCAGATGAACTCTTGACGATCTGGTCGCGAATCATGTTTCCTACAATCTACCGATTTTTATCAGACTATCCAACGTTCATCAGTAGCGTAATAACTGATGGGGCTGCAGTGGGACATCAAGATTTGAGCCCACGTCACTGGATGATGATTGCGGAGAAAGTAGAGAATTTGAGAAACGTTGGCGAACCTGCTGCTGTTATCATGCAAGATATTCGCTCATCGTTTGTAAATGCGACCAATATCATTCCACCGCTACAACAATACCTATTAGTCGGTGATAATCCAGAACTTATGATTATCCTTGGGCGAGAGCTTATCACCGCATCACCAGAGCTTTTAGTGGAATACGAAAAACGAATACAGAAGTGGCTCAGCAATAATAAATTACGTGGCTTTGTCGGTGCAAGTAAGAATGACTTACTACGTGTACTGACCCAACTGACCAAAGTAGAAGTAGAGCAGTTGCCCAGGTTTGGTCCCAATATCATCAAGTTCATTGAACTACTTGTTGATGGGAAATGCCACGATATGGCGAAGAACGTTTTTGATGTGATCTATACAAGAGAACATATTGCAGAAATTGTATTACCTCTTGTTGGGAACACACCAGTTCTAGTCAAAATGACAAAAATGTATTACGAACTTAAAGAACTTGCGGCTAAAGTCGACAGCAAATGAAGCTTGTTGATATATCTGAGGCCACAGATCGTAAGTGGCTCGAAGAACTCCTTTACTACTTACTTAACAAGGAACAGTTTGACTACTGTTACGCGTTACATGGGGTAGAGGTGTTAGCCGTAAAGCAACCGTTTGCGTTCAATGGCCCATATCCAACCCCAGCAATGGTAACGTTGGACAGTAGCACAGGTCAAATCTGTATGCTGTTGTATTGGCCAATTATCAGTCGGCTCAGCTTCAAAGCAAGAGTACAACTGATCAAGCACGAAACACTCCATATAATAGAAGGACACATGTCGCAATATGGGCTTGATCTAATGCAAGGTTACGGTCGAAAGATTGCTGGAATGGCAATGGACATCTATGTGAATCAGCTAATCGACCGTAAACAACTCGCTGATGAAGGCTTACCTGGATGCACCCTCAACCAGTTTGGCTTCCCGCCAAAACTCAGCTCACAGGCATATGCCGAATTGTTGAAGGGACTCGTAATAGATCTTCCGGATATTACATATTCGGACGAGACTAACGATTTGCAAGATCCGCTAGCTGGTACGGCTGGCAATCCGGGCGAGGATTTCACAGGAAAAGGGGTTAAGGGTGTTGCAAGCGGAGTGATCCGTCTTGACCCTAGTGAAGCACCTCTTGTTCATGCGAAGATGACTCAACTGATACAAAGTGTTACTGCAGCTCTCGAAGCAGAGAAAAAGGCGTGGAGTCGTGGATTCTTTGGTGCTGACCAGGCACAACTTATTCAAGCCTCACAACGAGAGGCTGAGGTGCCTTGGAGTATGTACTTAAGAGCTATGGAAACACGTAACCGAGATGACTTCGTTGTACCAACCCGACGCAGACCGTCTAGGCGGCATTCGGCCCATATGGGTCGTATTCGGAAGTCTGGTCTTGACGTTGTCTTTCTCGTAGATACTTCGGGATCCATGGGAAGTTCAGAGTTGAAGCTTGTCGATCCAGAGCTTCGTGGATTACATGCTCGTGGCGCACATATCACCGTGATTCATTGTGATGCTGCTGTTACGAAAGTGGATGAGTATAATCCATATGTCGGGCTCGAAAACTTTCATGGTCGTGGCGGAACCGACTACAGCGATGCGTTGGTATATATTCGTATGATGAATCCAATGCCTAGTTTTTTGGTTGGTTTCACCGATGGCTATGGTGGCATAGAACGCTACAAACAGATAATCATAACTGAAAGGAATGCTTCATGGTGGGACGACTACGTAGCTTCTCACCAGGAGACGAGCCCAGATGGAATGCCTACGTTATGGGTACTTCCTGAAGGGTGCATGAGTCCCATGGAATTTAAACAGAATATCGCTCCATGGGGAACAGCTGTTACCGTCAAACGTGACCATTCCTAAATTACAAATCTTTCCGATACGAGGTACCGCCGCATCTTGTGAGGGCACAATGTTCTCACTAACAACTACAACTTTCCGGAAAGGTTTCAAATCCATGTCTGATCAAGCTCCTGTCGCTGGCGCACCGAACGCCGAAGAAGCCGGAACCATTCGCGTATACCTCATGTCTTCCGCCGAGACCGGCTTCGCGGACTTCGTCCGTCTCGCCGCTGGCGCGACAATCCAGACCCTCTGGCAGCAGCAGATGGGCACCTCGGATCCGTCGAAGTTCGTCATCCGGATCAACCGGGAGAACGGCGAGTCGCCCACGGGTCGTCTCCCTGCCGACTTCGTTCTCGTCGAAGGTGATCGGATCACGATCACGCCGCACAAGGTGCAGGGCGCCTAGTCCTAACACCGTAAGTACCTAGTTGTCCCTATGGCGCCCGCTCGCGTGATGCGGGCGGGCGCCATATTTATCTTCTTTTTTGTTCGGAAAGGGCAATATGGCAAAGGCTCAATCGTTTGAGACAATTACTGACGCGACAAAAGGCGCGGAGTTGATTCACAAATATATCCGTCGTCAGCGCGTTGAGTTTCCGGATGATCTGGCTGACTTGATCAGCGAGATCGCAGCGGAGCTATTGTGCTCCGTGGATGCATGTCACAGTGCAGACTTCCTTCTGCGTGAGAAGAATAACAAAAAAGAAGCTGGTATTGCGATGAACGAAGTGATGACGGCAATCACCACGTTTAAGAACCAATTTGGTTTCCTCATATCACAGGCAGACTATTGTCTGCATGGGGTAAACGGAACACGGTTGGCAAATGATAAGTATGCACACAAACCGAATAATAGGTTACCGTTGCTTCCAGTGAGCATGATTGTACAAGGGCTCAATGGGATTAAAGCAGACTTTCGTGGTTGGAGTATTGAACGCAGGACTGACGGTTGGGTGTTGGTTGTCGAGACACATCCAGTGAAGATTGCAGATCCTCGCTATGATGTGGTCGTTAACTTCGGACCATTCAACATCGAACTGATACTAAGTCAACTCGCACGCGGAGTGAGTAAGCCGTATATAATCACTGCGCTAGAGCCGAATGTGAGTGAAACTCATATACATCCACATATTCGCACAAATGTTCTGTGCGAAGGTAATGGCGAGTCCATGATACGAAAAGCACTACAGGTTGGTGATATCCAGTCGTTCTTGATCATCGTCAGTCAAATCCTCAGTACGTACAATCCCACTTCACCATACCTCAGACTGGAATACTGGTCGAAGAAACTCCCACGTGGGCCAAATCCTCGACCGCATGCCAACTTTGGTAATGACGAATCCTCTGATTCAGTTTGTCCAATCTGCGAAGATGATATAGGTGATCCATATACCTGTGCCCTATGTGGTGATACAATCTGTGAGGAGTGCTCAAGTTACTGTAGCGACCGTGAACGCACTATTTGCAGTCGTTGCAGAAATAGACTGAGATCAGAAAGGGTAGGATGTCCCAACTGTTCCCACATAGGGAATACCAGTTGTGCCATCGAAGTACGACAAGACTGCCAGGACTGCTCTGAGCCGATACTACCAGCAAACCTTATACGTTGTAATGCACGAAACAGATACATGTGTCGTAGCTGTTATGATGCACGTGCGCACGATCAGAGGCCATGTTGTTCCGAATGGGCAACAACACCAAGCTGTCCTATGTTGTCTCTGCTCTCACGCGCAGCAGCCGTGCGGGATGAGCCAGAGCAAGCTGACACTGATGAAAATCGTCCAGCGGTACGAAGAGAAGGTGGGTTTATCGATACTGCACCTGATGATGGAGTAGGTGGCTTTGCCCCTGCTGTAACCATTGGTACTGGTGGAGGAACGGGACCGACTGGCTAATTTTAACATTTGTCATTTAAAGGATCAAGTCAGTGGGTAGAGGAAGAAATAGACGTAGAAGGCTACGTAGAGACCAAGCACAGAGAGAAAAGGGGGTCGCTATCTCCACGCCTCAGAGTACGTCGCAAGCTGAAAATTTCGTCCGTGGAAGATTGGGAAGTACTTCCAATGGACAGACAACTGGTGCACTTGTAGCAAAGGGTGCAGTATCCGCGCCTAAGACAACACATACTGTTGGGGCGTGGACTGCTCCGACAAAGAAGAAACTCGAAGGTAGGCCGAATCCTGTGAACACGCTGCGATTTTCACCAAACGCGTGGTCGAAGCTTCAGTGGTTCCGAGATAGAGGATCCACGGAGATCGGTGGCTTCGGTATCAGTATGAAAGAAGAGCCGTTGTATGTCCTCGATTTCCTGACGGTTGGGCAGCAATGCACAGCAGCACACGTTGAGTTCGACGATGATGCTGTAGCTAAGCTGCTCGATGACATGGATCGTAAAGGCTATACGCCAGATGAGGTGCTACGTGTGTGGTTGCATACACATCCTGGCTCCAGCGCATCGCCAAGTGGACAAGATATGACTACGTTTCACGATGTGTTCGGTAACTCCGACTGGGCTATCATGGTGATTCTTGCCAAAGGTGGTGAGTGCAAGGCGAGATTGCGCTACACCAACGGGCCTGGCGCAGAACTGGAACTGACACCACAGGTCGATCTGCATCCTCCGTTTGAGGGTGTGTCAGGTGAGGATTATGTAAAGTGGGAAGAAGAGTACCTCGCAAACGTTCGTACGCGGGGTTCTTCCAGTCCAACGGGACATAGTGTCACACATTACCCAAGTCATTACCCAAGTCGTGGATCGCACTATCAAGGCTATGGGAATTATGATGGGCACTATAGTGGATGGTGGAACGAGGATCAGAATGATGAGACTGCCGGGTTTCACAATGCCGGCTCCACGGATTCTGGTTCGCCTTCTAAACCGACTAGTCCAGCTTCTCATAACTGGGCACAGCCTAGCGGTTGCAGCAGTCGTCCACGTACTCGACTGGCTGACCAGTCCGAAATTCCCCCGTACGGTGGAATATACCGACTTGCCACCAGAGAAACAGACGAGAAAATGAGACTCATCAACGATTGCGTAGAGCAGGTCTGGCAGCTCGACGCAAATGATGATGATACCAAGACAATCATAACTGATCTGTCGTGGTATTCCTTCAGTTCGAAGGCCAAGACCAATGCTGAGCTTGGTGACGATATTGACAGCATCGTAGACATCTCTGACGAAGCGCCGATCGCTTGTGGAGAAGTCTCGTGGCGTGTCAATAGTGATGGCAAGCTTGTACCAATGAAGATCACACGTGTCCTCAGTAGTGGGCAGATTATTGATCTGCGTTCTGACGAGGCTGTGGCTGCCACTGAGTTGTTTCAGGTAACTAGGGCTAGCGGTGGCACTGCTGAGAGTACAGCAGGCTTTGCTCCAGCCTCAACTGATACAAAAGATGAATCGGTAGACGTGACGGAGAGCAAGATCGATGAAGCAGTAGCGGAAATCAAAGCGGAAGACGACAAAGAGACCAACACAACTCCACTCGGGTTTCGAAGTCTTATCACGGTTTCACGCTTCTGTGGCATATGCCAGCTAGAGATTGATCTATCAAAATCATACATGGTTGAGAATAACATCGGAAAAGTCAATCGTGGAGAACGGGCGCACATGGAGTGCGTGTTGGACAAGAGCGGTTGGCTTGAGGTTCCCCGTCCTCCCTCGAAAAGGGAAACTGAGATTGTCACCATTGGACAAGTGGTAGCGGCTGCTACCTCGAAAGGTAACGATGAGCCCGGATTCGGCCCTGCAACAGATGGAAGTAGTGACGGAGGAGATGTTACAGGTAGTGACGGAACAGGCGGAGACGGAGAAGAGTGCTGCATCATCGGAGGTCCATAACGAGGAACCTACGCCGGAGCGAAACACACGGTTCAAGGATATCCTTAAGCCAGAGGTTCTGGAGAAGACGCAGGCCATAGTGGTTGGCGTTGGTGCCATTGGTCGTCAGCTTACGTTGCAGTTGGCAGCCATTGGCGTAAAGAACATCTGGATTATCGATCCCGAAGATGTGGAGATCGAGAACCTTGGTGCACAGGGATTCTTCATGGATGACATGAATATACCCAAGGTTGAGGCTGTGGCAACATTGTGCACACGCATTAATCCTGATGTGATCATCAAGACATCCAAAACGAAGTTTCGCAAGGAATTCGTGATGGAGCTGGTTCGGGAGGGGGAAGCTGAAGCAGAAAAATACTTCGCAATCTTCTCTTGTGTTGATGATATGAAAGCACGCAAGTCGATCTGGCAAGCATTTGAAGAGCGATTCTTGCCAGAAGACGAGCCAGGTGATCCGTTGGCTCTCTTTGTCGATGCTCGTATGGGTGCTGAAGTTGCACGAGTTCTTGCCGTCTCGCATATAGAAGGCAAGATGTACTATCCACGCACGTTGTTCAATGCGGAAGACGGTTTGCAGCAAAGCTGTACGGCCAAGACCACCATCTACTGCGCTAATTTGGCGTCAGCGATGATGGTGGGGCAGTTCAGTAAATGGGCACGGGGTATCCTGATTGACAAGGATATCCTGTACAACATCTTCGCTGCGATGATGATTCATAATTACGAGGATGAATCCTAACGTAATGGCCCTCGGTAAGTTTCTAAAGGATCAGGAGATCTCCAGTAGTCAATGGGATCTCCTGATCTTTGGGGATGGATCGGGGGCGCAGTGGAAGGATGGTGGTGGTTGTTGTGCATTTATAATCGACAATCGGCATCATGTACGTACGTGTCTGATCAGCGCTCAATCACGCGCAACGGTGAATCGTATGGAACTCCGTGCGTATGTTGATGCGTTGGGCGTACACTATAACGAGTTACTCGACGGTAAAATACATAAGCCACCATATCGGGTTTGGATCTTTTCAGATTCAGAATACACGGTAAAATGTGGTAGCCGCGAGTATGGACGTAAGGCTAACCTCGATTTATGGGCGGTCATCGACTGGTTCGAAACGAGAGGTTACCGTTTACGTTGGCGGTGGCTTCCTCGTAACAGCAACGCACTTCACACGAAAGCAGACGAGCTGGCTGGAAAGGCCCGTATTGCAATCAAAGATTTATTGCTGTCGGAAGAGGAGGTGTATCGACTCCTTCCATCAACAGATACGGAACAGAAGCCCGTAAACGTCAAGCTCACAACATGTTCGTGTGGTGCTCCAATGCTGCTGTCAGAGCTACTCTGTCCACAGTGTGGGTGTTCCAGGAATACGTTAGGAGGGAGTTTTGGCGTATGACAAATTTGAAGAGTGGAAATATGAAGTAGACCGTCAGTTTCGTATTCGTACATTATGCACCTATATCAAGCTTCGTGTAGATGCTGAAGCAATGACAGATGCATTTACAAGCGGCAAATCACCAGTATCGTTTGTAACTCGTTGGATCAAGAAATATGGTCTGACGGACTGTTCAAAAAGCTGACAAGGTTGATAAGTAAACACCCGACCATAGCTACCAGAGATAGTAGCTATGGTCGGGTATTCTTGAATGGGAGTTAAAATGCCAGACATGACTGACCTCTTATGGTGGGTACAATTAGCAGACTGTTCTTACTTTAATAAGTGGGAAGAGATGCGCGATGTTCTCAACGAGTTCCCATTACCTGAAGGGGCAGCATTAGGGTGTGACTGGACATGTGATACACCAGGGTCAATCAGTATTCTTGGTAGTGGAATGCCGATGGAGCTTGATGATCTATTCCTACGCTGGAGCCCTCTACTTGGCACAAATGAGTATATCGTCATGGTTGAGATGCAGCGTACTGATGTTCTCAGGCGATATGCCTCAAAATGGTATGTGCAGACTGCTAATGACTACGTCGAAGTCGTCGGTATTGACGTTGCCAGATATCTTCTCACATCCGTGACAGATTGGGACGGAATTTCTTGACAGGTAATGGGCTACAAGCTATAAACAATGACAGCGGAATAAATCGGACGCGGGGGCAACCCTGAGTTGGTTTATGATTTCAACGAAGATGATTTGCAAAGATTAGCG